CTCATTCGCAGATTTTTCATCCGTTAACCGAGGTTGTTAACAATGGCGTTAACTGAACAGAAGCGCCGGTATGCCGCTGCGCGGCTGTCCGGTATGCCAAAGAAACAGGCTGCTATCGAGGCCGGATGCCCCGAAAAGACCGCAGCCCAAGCCGCAACCCGTCTGGAGAAAGATCCAGACGTTCAGGCTGCAATGGGCCGCTCGGTCGCAGTGGCGCAACAGCGCAAGAACGAGCCGAAGATTGACCCAGATCCGCACATCCCTGCCCAGGCCGGCGATCCGCTGGAGTTCATGCGCACAATGATGAACGACCTAGAGGCTGAGCCTAAGCTGCGCCTCGACGCGGCAAAGGCACTCGCGGCATTCACGGTTGCAAAGCCGGGCGAGCAGGGCAAGAAAGACCAGAAGGCCGACGCCGCCAAGAAGGCATCGGCAGGACGTTTCGGGCAAAGCGCCCCGCCGAGGCTGGCCGTCGACAACACAAGGTGATTTGAATGGAATGGTCCACTGCTTGCCCTGACTGGGAAGAGAGGATCGTTGCCGGTCAATCGCTCGTTCCGATCCTGCCGCTGTTCCCTGATGAGGCTCAGGCCGGGCTAGAAGTCATGCGGCAGCTGCGCATCGTGGACGCCCCAGGCAGTCCGACCATTGGCGAAGCGTGCGCGCCTTGGGTGTCTGATTTCGCAGGCGCCGTGTTCGGCTCATACAACCCCGACACCGGGCGCCGCGAGATCAAAGAATTCGCGCTCGTCATCCCCAAGAAGAACTCGAAGTCGACGATAGCGGCGGCGATCATGCTGACGCTGCTGATTCGTAACTGGCGCCAGTCGGCTGAGCTGATCGTGCTGGCCCCGACTATCGAGGTCGCTAACAACGCCTACGCCCCGGCGCGGGACATGGTGAAACACGACGAAGAGCTGTCCGACCTGCTGCATGTGCAGGACCACGTTCGCACCATCACGCACCGCGAGACAGGCGCAACGCTCAAGATCGTTGCCGCCGACTCAAACACCGTTGGCGGCAAGAAGGCTAGCTTCATTCTCGTCGACGAGATTCACCTGTTCGGCAGCAGCCCGAACGCCGAGAACATGCTGCGCGAGGCAACGGGCGGCCTGGCATCGCGCCCTGAAGGCTGCATCATCTATCTGACCACGCAGTCGGATAAGCCGCCAGCCGGCGTGTTTCTCCAGAAGCTGCAATATGCGCGCGGCGTGCGCGACGGCCGGATTGACGACAAGCGATTCCTCCCGGTCATCTACGAGTTCCCGCCGCGCATGATCGAGGCAGGCGAGCACCGAAAGCCCGAAAACTTCCACATCGTCAACCCGAACCTCGGCTACTCGGTAGACCGTGAGTATCTGGTGCGCGAACTGGCGAAGGCCGAGGAATCCGGGGAAGAGTCGGTGCGCGGCTTCCTGTCGAAGTTTCTCAACGTCGAGATCGGCCTAGCCCTGCTCAGCAACCGCTGGCCGGGCGCAGAGTTCTGGGAAGTCCAGACGCGCAAGGCAATCACGCTGGACTACATCATCGAGCGCAGCGAAGTCGTGACCATCGGCATTGACGGCGGCGGCCTGGATGACTTGCTGGGCTTGGCTGTAATCGGCCGCGACCGCGAAACCCGCGAATGGCTTGCGTGGTGTCGGGCATGGGCGCATCCATCGGTTCTGGAGCGCCGCAAGGACATAGCTGCGCAGCTTCACGACTTCTCGCGGGCTGGTGATCTTGTGCTCGTCAAGCGCATTGGCGACGACGTAGACGAGGTGGCCGATATCGTCGAGCAGATCGAGGCCGCTGGCCTGCTGCATCAAGTCGGGCTCGACCCGGCCGGCATCGGCGCGATTCAAGAGGCTATCGCCGTGCGCGACGTTGATCAGGAGAAGCTGGTGGGCGTCAGTCAAGGCTGGCGGCTCGGCGGTTCAATCAAGACCACCGAGCGCAAGCTGGCCGAAGGCGGATTGGTCCACGCCGATCAGCCGATGATGAACTGGTGCTGCGGTAACGCCCGCGTAGAGCCCAAAGGCAACGCAATCCTGATAACCAAGCAGGCCAGTGGCTCGGCAAAGATCGACCCACTGATGGCGCTGTTTAACGCCGTGTCGCTGATGGCTGCGAATCCTCCCGGCCAGGCAAACATTAACGACTTCCTAGACAACCTGGTGATCGCCTAATGGCAACCCTCAATGACCCCGGATTCTGGCAGCGGTTCTGGAGCCGACTCTCCGGACGCGCGCGCCTGGAAGACGGCGAGCGGGCGCTGCCTTTCGATTCTCATACAACGCCGTCCGGTTCAACGGTCGGACCTGACTCGTCCCTAAAGCTGTCGGCGGTATGGGCCTGTGTGCGGCTTCGTTCGCAAACGATCTCGTCCTTGCCGCTGCACTTGCGGGCCGAAGATAAGTCGCTCGCAAAGCAGCACCCGCTGTACCGCTTGCTGCATTCCTCCCCGAATGCGGACATGACGGCCAGCGAGTTCTGGGAGTCTCAGCTGGCATCCCTGGATCTTTGGGGTAACTCCTTCGTTCTGATCGAATGGGACGGCCGACGTGTCGTGTCGTTGACCCCGCTCAACCCTGAAAAGGTCGTAGTTGTTCGCAGCAGCTCAGGCGAGCTGACCTACGAGTACACCAAGGGCGGCAAGGTAACTGTCTACCGTGAGAACGAGATCCTGCACCTGAAGGGCTTCACGCTCGACGGGATAATGGGGCTTTCGCCCATCCAGTTTGCAGCCGAAACCATGGGCGGGCTGATGGATGCGAACCGGGCCGCAGCCAGGGAGTTCCAGAACGGCCTGAAAGTTGGCGGGTTCCTCAAAACAGGAGCCACCACTCTCCAGAAAGATCAGCGTGACCGACTGCGAGACTCTCTTTCTCAGTTCGGCAGGCCAGAAAACGCCGGTAAATGGATGGTTCTCGAGGCTGGAATGGAGCCCGCAAGTGCCCAGGGCATACGCATGAACCCGGCAGATGCTCAGCTTTTGGAGTCCCGTTACTTCGGAATTGAGGAGATTTGCCGGGCATTCGGGGTGCCTCCTCAGCTAATTGGGCATACCGACAAGGCGTCGAGCTGGGCATCCAGCCTGGAAAACACAAACCTCGGATTCTTGACTTACTCGCTGCGCCCGGTACTGGTGCGGATCGAGCAGGCGATCACAAAAAAGCTGCTGCTCCCTGAAGAGCGCGACCAGTACAGGCCGAAGTTCGCCGTCGAGGGCCTGCTGCGCGCCGATTCTGCTGCGCGGTCGTCCTTCTATTCGCAAATGCTCCAGAACGGCGTCATGAGCCGCAACGATGTGCGCGCGCTGGAAGACCTTCCGCCGGTCGAGGGGGGTGACGCGCTGACCGTACAACTGAACCTGACCACCATCGACAAGATCGGTGCTCCGGAGGAGACCCCATGAACCACAAAACTCTGGACGTATCGTTCGAGATCAAGGCTGTCAGCGATGACGGCCTTTTTTCTGGGTACGGTTCTGTCTTCGGGAACGTCGACAGTGGCGGCGATATCGTCCACCGCGGCGCTTTCGCCAAGTCGATTCAGGAGTGGGAAGGCCGCAAGCGTATGCCGCCCGTGCTCTGGAATCACGATAGGAACGAGCCGATCGGCGTCTATACCGCGATCCGCGAGGACGAAAAAGGCCTTTACGTCGAGGGCCGGCTGCTGGTCAACGAGGTTCAGCGCGCTCGAGAGATTCACGCGCTGATGAAGGCCGGCGCCCTGGACGGTATGTCCATCGGTTACGGCGTCCGCGGCGCTGATCGGGACAAATCGACCGGCGTCCGAAACCTCAAGGAGCTGCGCCTGTTCGAGGTCAGCATCGTCACCTTTCCGATGAATGAGGCGGCCACCATCGATGCGGTTAAGTCCGCGCTCGAGGATGGTTCTCTGCCCACTCTGCCCGAATTTGAGAAGTTCCTGCGAGAGGCAGGCTTTTCGAAAACCCAAGCCACCGCTATCGCGAGCGGCGGCCTGGCAAAGTTGCTCCGGAGTGAGTCCGGCGACACCGAAGCGAAAAAAACGCTAGGCGATGCGCTGGCGATCCTCAAATCCGCATAAGGAATCACGTCCATGAGCGACGAAAACCAACTGGTCCAACTGACCACCGAGTTCAAGAAAGCCACCGACGAAGTCAAAAAGCTGGGTGAAGACATCACCGGCAAGATGGCTCACGGTGAAAAGATCACCGCTGATCTGAAAGAGCAGGCCGACAACGCCCTGACCCTGATGAACGGCTTCAAAGCCCGTGTCGATGAGCTGGAACAGAAGCTGGCTCGCCGCGGCGAAGAGCGCGAACAGCAGCAGCACAAAACCTTCGGCGAGCAGTTCGTGGAGTCGCAGAACTTCAAGAGCCTGGCCGAATCGAACTCGCAGCGTGGCCGCGCCGACATGCAGTTCAAGGCTACCATCACTCTGGCAACCACCGATGCGGCTGGCTCGGCCGGCGACCTAGTCCAGAACACTCGCCTGCCTGGTATCGTCATGCAACCAGAGCGCCGCCTGACCGTTCGTGACCTGATCACCCCCGGCCGCATGGACGGCAACGTCCTCGAGTACGTGCAGGAAACCGGGTTCACCAATAACGCCGGCATGGTCGCTGAGACTGGCCTGAAGCCTCAGTCCGACATTCAGTTCGAGCTGAAGAACACCAGCGCAAAAGTGATCGCTCATTGGGTCAAGGCTTCTCGCCAGATCATGTCCGACGCACCGATGCTCGCCAGCTACATCGACGGCAAGCTGCGCTACGGCCTGGCCTACAAGGAAGAGCAGCAGCTGCTCAACGGTGACGGCACCGGCCAGAATCTGCTGGGCATCATCCCTCAGGCAACTGCCTACGCCGCTCCGCTGACCGTAACCGGCGCAACCACTATCGACACGCTGCGTCTCGCGATGCTGCAGGCCGTGCTGGCTGAGTTCCCGGCCACCGGCCACGTGCTCAACCCGATCGACTGGGCTGGCATCGAGCTGACCAAGGATGCCGAGGGCCGCTACATCATCGGCCAGCCTCAGGGTGTCGCATCGCCGACCATGTGGGGTCTTCCGGTCGTTGCGACCCAGGCAATCGCCTCCGGCAAGTTCCTGACCGGCGCGTTCAAGCTGGGCGCCCAGCTGTTCGACCGCTGGCAGGCCCGCGTCGAGGTGGCCACCGAGAACGAGGATGATTTCGTCAAGAACTTGGTGACCATCCTGGCGGAAGAGCGCTTGGCTCTGGCGGTTTACCGTCCCGAGGCGTTCATCTACGGCGACATCGCTCCGGCCGTGACTCCGTAACGCAATCAGGGGCCGGCTTCGGCTGGCCCCTCCTGGAGGTAAAAGATGGCAAGCAAGGTCACCTATGACGTGAAGCGTGAGCACTTTGGCGACAAGCCGTATGTGACTGGCGACACGCGAGAGCTTGACCCCAATGAGGCGAAACGTCTCGTCGAATTAGGCGTTTTGGCAGAGCAGAAGCGAGCTAAGGCACCAGAAACAAAGGCCGTAAAGGCTCCCTCGAACAAGGCCATGAAGGCCGCACCCGAGAACAAGTAAATGCTGATTACCGTCACCCCTGCAACGGTCGAGCCGGTCACGCTGGAAGAGGCCAAGGCCCATTTGCGCGTAGATCATGATGCGGATGACGGTCTGATCAGCTCGCTTATCACTGCAGCGCGCGAAGCCGTAGAACGTTTTACTGGGCGCGCGCTTGCTTCTGCCACCTACCGGTGGGCCTCAGAGGATTGCGGGCCGTATCTGCTGCCGATCTGGCCGGCGACGGTCACCATTGTCTCATCGGTTGTTAACGGTTCGCGCGTAGACGCGGACTCATTCGACTTCGATTCCGACAGATCGCTTGTTTCTGGCGACTTCGGAGCCGCTGTGCGTGTCGAATTCACGACCAATCCTGGCCCTGCGCCGGAGTCGCTCAAGGCCGCAATTAAGCTTCGTGTCGAAGCGATGTATGACGCATCTCCGGACGAAAAGGAGACGCTCACCAAGGCGGCCGACGCGCTGGCTCAACCTTTCCGGATGAACATGGGCGTATGAAGACACTCTCGTATCGACTCCGCCATCGGGTCACGCTCGAGCGCCCTGGCCTGACTCAAGATCCTGTCAGCGGTGAGATGGTCCCAGGCTGGCAAGTGTTCGCAGAGAACGTGCCAGCCTCAATCGAGCCCCTATCTGCCCGTGACTTCATCGCCGCGCAGGCCAATCAATCGGAAATCACAGCTCGAATCGTCATCCGATACCGCGAAGGTATCCTGCCGACGATGCGAATTCTGCACCGCGGCAAGGTTTACGCGATCCAGGGTGCTCTGCCAGACGCTGATTCAGGGCTCGAATACATCACCTTGCCGGTTTCAGAGGGTGTATCTGATGGCTGATACCGTCGAATTCAGCATAACGGGCCTGGACTCGCTGCTCGGCAAGCTGGATTCGGTGACGGATGACGTCAAGCGCAAGGGCGGACGCTATGCCCTGCGAAAAGCGGCGCAGATCATCGTCGACAAGGCCAAGCAAAACGCAGAGCGCATCGACGACGCTGAAACTGGCCGAACGATCGCAGACAACATCGCTATGCGCTGGAACGGGCGGCTGTTCAAGCGAACGGGCGACCTTGGTTTCCGTATCGGCGTGCTGACGGGCTCAATTCGCAACATGGAGCCTGGCAACCCAGACACCGGGCCGGGCGGCGCGACTCCGCACGCTTATCTTGTCGAATTAGGCACCGAGAAAGCCCGCGCTCAGCCGTACCTTCGGCCAGCGGCCGACAACAACATCGGCGAAGTGGTTGATGAGTTCGTGCGTCAGTACGAGAAGGCAGTCGATCGCGCTATCAAGCGAGCCAAGAAAAAGGCCGCAAAGGGTGGATAAATGTTCCCGCCAATCTTTCAAGTCGCAGCAGCAGATCCTGGCGTAACGGATCTGCTCGGCACCGACCCGGTTCGCCTGTATCCGTTTGGCGAAGCGCCAGAAGGTACGCCGCTCCCGTATGCGGTCTGGCAGGTCGCTAGCGGCTCGCCAGAGAACTACATAAACCAGCGTCCAGACATGGACAGCTTCACGCTCCAGATCGACGTATACGCAGCCACAGGCAGTTCCGCCAGAGCGGTTGGCGCTGCGCTGCGTGACGCCATCGAACTCCGCGCCCACATCACCCGCTGGGGCGGCGAATCCAAGGACGAAGAGACTGGCCGCTACCGGCTCAGCTTCGACGTGGACTGGAAGACGCCACGCTGACCCAAGTTCAACCCCAACAACCCGCCTCCGAGCGGGTTTTTTATTGCCCAAAAACCCGAACTGAGGAAACAAAATGGCCATTCTTACCCAGGGCTCTCAGGTTTACATGCTCGCCCCGACCGAGGCCGACCCGGCTGTATTCGAGGTCGTCGCGATCGCCTGCGCTACCGCTTTCAACCCTGGCGGCTCGCCGGCTGACCAGATCGAGACCACCTGTCTCGAGGAAAACGATCGCTCGTATATGCCGGGCCTGCGCACTCCGGGCCAGGCGTCGCTCACCGTCAACTTCGACCCGAACGAGCCGAGCCACGTCCGCATGTTCGAGCTGAGCCAGATGAACCCGGCCCCGACGCTTAAGTGGGCGCTGGGCTGGTCCGATGGCACCGCGGCACCGACCGTTGCTGTCGGCGGTGATGACTTCGAGCTTCCCGCGACCCGCACCTGGTTCACTTTTGAGGGCTACCTGTCCGACGTGCCGTTCGACTTCGCACAGAACAGCGTCGTTTCCAGCGCCGTGACCATTCAGCGCTCTGGCGGCGCCGCACTGATTCCGAAGGCTTAACCATGCAGCTGAGCATTGATTCCCTGAAGCAAGTGGGCGCCTTCACCGGCGCCCCGGTCGAGCGAGAAGTGAAATGGAAGCAGGGCTCGCAAGAGTTCACCGCTACCGTGTTCGTTCGCCCGCTTTCCTACCGTTCCGCCGTCTCTGACCTGATGGCGGCCGGCCAGAAGGGTGATGCTGTTGCCGGGCGCATTGCGTCCTGCATTTGCGACGCCGAGGGTAAGCCGGTGTTTACGCCTGGCGACATCACGGGTGATGCAGATCCGGAACGCGGCCCGCTGGATGGCAATCTCGCGGTGGCGCTACTGGCTGTCATCGCTGAGGTAACCAATCTGGGAAAGACGCCGAGCTGACCGAGGAGGAAGAGGTGTGGCACGAACTGGTCCTTTGCGGGGTCGGTGGCCGCACCATCGCCGAGGCGCAGGAAAGGCTCAGCTATTCGGAGTTCCTGCGCTGGGCGAAGTACCGGGCAAAGCGCGGATCTCTCAACGTCGGGATGCGAGTAGAGCGCGGCGCCGCCCAGCTTTCCGCGCTCTACGCCAACGCGCACCGCAAACAGGGCGCAGAGGCTTACCGACTGACCGACTTCGCGCCGCACCACGATCAGCCAGTGCTTACCCTGGACGAGCTGAAAAGCTGGGTTTAATGCTACATTCCTCACTTTAAATAAGGGATGGGAAGCCATGAAACCTACCGTAATCGAGCAAACCGGCAAAAAGTACAAAGGCCTGATGCTGCTCGGGCTTGTGATTTGCTGCGTCAGCGTTGTGCTGATGGTTAGCGGCTCATACCCGGTTTCCGGCCCTGTCGGCATGTTAATGGGGCTGGCGGTCTACTTCGCGGCGCGCATAGGCGCATGGTGGAATCACAGCTAATCAATCGCGACACACAAGACCCGCTTCGGCGGGTTTTTTATTGCCTCGACAAAAGCTGATTGACGCCAAACTCAATCCGGTCGAGCTGCTCGGCGCCCTCCTCATACGAGCGCTCTAGCCGATTGACGATCTCAGCATTCAGCGACCGTCGATTATCCTCGGCAGAGTGTTTCAGCTTATCTGCTAGCTCAATTGGAAGCCTGAATTGCGAGCGAAAGTCTTTCATGTAGTGATTCCTTGTCACTGTTTGTAGTGATAATATAGTGACATTAAATCACCGCATGGAGCAACGGCGTTGACTGCTGATAATCGATATATAGCGCGCTACATTCGATCAAAATTCGATTACTCCCCGGCTACCGGAAGACTGAAAAGGGTGGCGAAAGGGCGAGGCGCTCGGGTTGGCCTCGATGTTGGATACATAGAGGCCAAGTCCGGCTATCGCCGTATATACGTTTGCGGCAGGCTGCGGCAAGCGTCCGCAGTTGTTTGGGCTTGGCACAACGGCGTTCTTCCAGAAGAAGACCTGGTTCACATCAACGGCGACTTCGCTGATGACCGAATAGAAAATCTGGCTAAGCGCTCATCGCTGCGCAGGCCGGTTCAGGTGGCGATGGCTCTGGCGCCGGATGAACAGCCAGAGACGATGCTGGGTGATCTGCAAGGCGCTCTAAATACGGGCATCTACCAGATAACCAACATCAAGAATGGCCGTAGGTACGTAGGTAGCGCCGTCAACATCTCGAAGCGGTGGCGTGAACACTTGCGGCAGCTTGAAGCGGGAAATCACCACAGCAGGTTTATGCAGCGGTGCTGGGATAAGCATGGCGGAGAGTGTTTTGTCTTCCGCGTGCTGATCTGTTGCAGCGTAGAGAGTCTGCTCTGGTATGAACAGCGGGCTTTAGATGCGCTTCGTCCCGAGTACAACTCTGCGCCCAAGGCCGGTTCCCAGCTTGGGTATAAGCACTCTGCTGAGAGCCGGAAGAAGATGAGCGCATCAAGGCCTAAAGATTTCTCGCCTATGACGGGGAAAAGCCACTCAGAAGAAACAAAGCGTCGCATAAGTAAGGCGAAAACAGGCGTCAAGCAATGCCCAGAAGCTGTTGCTCGCCGAGCCGCATCGCTTCGCGCGCTGAACGGAAGGCATTCTGCAAAGAAGTTCACCGAGGCGCAGATTTTAGAAATTCGCTCAAGGGCGGATGCGGGCGAGAAAAACATAGCCCTCGCAAGAGAGTTTGGCGTCGCGGATAGCGTTATCTGCGAGATCAAGAAACGCAGAGCATATAGGTGGGTAGCTGATGGCCAGCAAGTCGTTGGGGGTATTGACTCTTGATCTCGTAGCAAAAGTAAGCGGCTTCACGCAAGGCATGGACAAGGCCGAGCGCGAGTCCGCCAAGTGGCGAAAGCAGGTCGAAAAAGACGCGAAAGTCGTTGGCACCGCAATAGGCGCAGCATCTGCCGCGGCGCTTACCGGACTGGCTGCACTGACCTTATCGACCGTAAAAGCCGCTGGCGAAATCAGTCGGTTTTCTGCTATTTCCGGCGCTGGCGTGGAGGAGTTCCAGCGCTACGCAGCGGCCGCCGAAGTCGTTGGGATCAACCAGGAAAAGCTGGGCGATATCTTCAAGGACACCAATGACAAGGTTGGCGACTTCCTTGCCACTGGCGGCGGGGAGCTGAAAGACTTCTTTGAGCAGATCGCCCCTCAAGTCGGCGTTACAGCAGAACAGTTCCGCAGTCTCTCCGGCCCGCAGGCCCTTCAGCTGTTCGCGAACAGCCTGGAAAAAGCGAATCTTTCGCAGGCTGAAATGACCTTCTACATGGAAGGCATTGCTGACGAAGCGTCCGCCCTCATTCCCTTGCTCAAGGACAATGGGGCGGGCTTCAAGCTGCTCGGCGATGCTGCCTCGGCAGCCGGCGCGGTAATGGATCAGGAAACGATCCGTGCCGCTAACGAGCTGTCGGCGTCCATGATGCTCGGCAAGATGGCGCTTGATGGCGCTTCAAATCAGATTATGGAAGCAATGCTTCCTGCGCTCTCTGATCTGGCTGCAGGCTTTGTCGACGTTTCCGCAGACGGCGAGACGTTCCGCGGCGTCGGCGACAGTATCGTGACCGTGCTGAAGTTCATTGCGTCGTCGGGAGTGGGTGCATATGCCTCATTCCAGCTGGTGGGTAAGGGTCTTGCTGGACTAGCTTTCATTGCTAGCGAAATTCCCAGCGGCTTCGATGCGGTATCAAAAGCCGCGTCCTTGGTAGGCAATGAACTAGACGAGACGGCAACCAAAGCCGCAGCGGCCATTGAGAAAATAAACAATGCAGGCGAGGGCGGCACTACCAACGCCAAGGTCTCGGCAATTGCCGACATCCTCAGCGAAACGACGCGCGCCACGACAGGCGCAAGCGCGCAGATAGGCGAGGCGGCGCAAAAGGCCGCCGACGCCATCCAGAAGCAGGTCGACGCGCTACGCCTGCAGGCCGACACCGTGGGCATGGCCGCCGATCAGGCGGAGCTGTACAAGCTCAAACTGGACGGCGCCACGGATAGCCAGCTCGCGCAGGCAGAGGCCGCACTAAAGGCTGTCTCCGCATTCGAGGCGCAGCAGAAGCAGCAGGAGGCATATAAGGATCTGCTTGCCGAACTGCGTACCGAAGAAGAGCAGCTAACCGACCAGATGCGCGAGCGCCTGGCTGTGCTTGATGCGATGCAAGGGCTGGAGCCTGACGAGCGAATGAAGGTTGCCGGCCGGATCGCCGGAGCCGCAACAACTGACGCGCCAGAGTTCGGCGGGCTAGATGCTGCTGTGGGCGGCCCGTTTGGCGAACTGCTGAAGATCGACGAGGCCGAGGAGAAGCTGCAGGAGTGGTACGACACTCAGCTTGAGATGCTTGAACAGTTTCGCGCTGAGCGCGCCGACCTGACGGCCGTATGGGACGAAGAAGAGCTAGCCCTCAAGCAGCAGCACGAAGACGAGCTGGCCCGCATCGAGCAGGCCCGCCAGATGGCGCAGCTGGCATCGGCAGAAAGCATCTTCGGAGACCTCGCAGGGCTGACAAAGACCTTTGCTGGCGAGCAGTCCGGGCTCTACAAGGCGATGTTTGCGGTTCAGAAGGCCGCGGCAATTGCTCAGTCAATGGTTGCCATTCAGACCGGCATAGCAATGGCAGCGGCAAACCCTTGGCCTGCAAACCTGGCCGCTATGGCTTCGGTTGCTGCAGCAACGGCGAGTATCGTCGGCAACATCGGCGCTATTGGTATGGCTCACGACGGCATCGACTCAATCCCAGAAACCGGAACATGGCTTCTGGAGAAGGGCGAGCGAGTCACAACTGCCGAGACAAGCGCAAAGCTCGACAAAACCCTGAGCGATATCCAGTCGGGCGGGTCTGGCGCGCCGATCGTGAACCTCTACGAGAACGCAAGCAAGGCCGGCACAGTTGATAGTCGCCAAGAGGACGGGCGTCGCGTAATCGACATCTTCGTGAACGACATCATGGGTAACGGGCGCTCTCAACAGGCGATCAGCCAGAAATTTGGCATTCAGGGGGTTGGTAGATGATTGAGTACCCGCGCGATTATCTGCCGCTCCCTCTGCGCGACGGTTACGCATTTCAGGCCGTGAGCCCGATGGCTCGCACTCAGATGCAGAGCGGTCGCGCTAGGCAGCGGCGCAGGTTCACGTCTGTGCCGACGATGGCTTCGGTCGCTTGGATATTCGATGACGTTCAGGCGCAGCTGTTCGAGGCATGGTTCGAAGATGCGTTGAAGTCTGGCTCGGAGTGGTTCGACTGTCCGCTGAAGACTCCAGAGGGTGGCATCCAGAATTACGCCGCGCGTTTCACCGATATCTACCAAGGCCCGGCTCTTGTCGGCAAAAGCCACTGGCGTTTTACCGCTGAACTTGAGCTGCGCGAGCGTCCGATCCTGCCGCCAGGTTGGGGCAACTTCCCCGGCTTTATCGCACAGCAGAGCATCATCGACCTTGCACTCAACAGGGAGTGGCCAGAGGCATGACCATTCTCGAGCGAGTGTATGCGTCGGGCGGCGACGTGATCATTCCGACTATCGAGCTGATCTGCGCAGCGTGGGCTGAACCGATCCTGATCTGCAATGGGTTCGAGAACCAGTCTGTGATCGACGAAGACGGCCGTGCGCTGACCTTCATCGCGGCCGGCATCGATGTCGCGCTCCCCGAGAAATCGAACCGCGGCTCGCAGACGCTGACGTTTGCGATCGACAACGTGACCGGGGAGGCGCAGCAGCAGATCGACGCGGCGCTTGAGGCGCAGGAGCGCGTGACGCTGATGTACCGCACCTACCTGGCCAGCGATCTCTCTGCGCCGGCCGAACGCCCGCTACGCATGAGCGTGCTGGGTGGCTCGATCGTCGGCACGCAGATTCAGATTCAGGCCGGATTTTTCGACCTAATCAACGTGGCCTGGCCGCGCGATCTCTACACCACCAAATTCGCCCCGGCGCTCAAATACCTATGACCTGGATCGACCACTACCTGCGCGCGACCTACCAGGACGGCGCACGCGGGCCGGATCGGTACGACTGCTGGGGGCTGGTCAGGGAGGTTCGACACGTTATCTACGGCAAGCGCCTGCTGCCTTCGTGGGGCGATGTCAGGAACACGCAGCCGGCCGAGTTCACTCGGGCGTACCGGGCAGAGGCAGCAACGATGGAAGAGTGCGGGCCGGAAGCTGGCGCAATCGCTGCCTGCTTCCGCGGCTCGCTCTGCCTGCATGTTGCCGTTGTGGTTGACCTCGGCTATGGGCTGCGCGTGCTGGAGATCCGCAACGCCAAAACAAGCGCCAGGCTGCTTCGCCTGACCGACTTCGAGCGCGAATACGCGCGCGTCATCTACTACCGGGACAAGTCATGATCGAGATTTATCCGAGCAAGTTGCCCGGCGCGCCTATCGAAACACACCGCACCCTGCAGCGAATGACGGTCGAGTCATGGCTGCGCGCGAATGTACCGAGCTATGAGCAGCGCGAGGCGCCGCCGATCAGCGTCGAGATCAACGGTGTTCTGATTTCGCCGGATGCCTGGGTGACTGCTGAGTTCGGGCCTGATGATGTCGTCGCTATCCGTGTCGAGCCGAAAGGCGTTGAGTCGCTGATTGCGGTCGCAACCATCGTTGCGGCGGTCAGCGTGGTCACAGGCTTGTTCATGCCCAAGTTGCCGTCCACGCCGAAGAACAACACGACGCAGGGCGACAAGCTGTCCGAGGCAGCTGCCAAGGGCAACAAAATCCGCATCAACTCGCCTATCCGTGAGATCGCGGGACGGCGCAAGGTTTATCCGGACTACCTGACGCCGCCGCACAGGTACTTCCAGGCAGGCAGCCCGAAATCTCAGTGGGTCGAGATGCTGCTGTGCATCGGAAAAGGCAAATACCAGATCAACGCCAGCGAGATACTGGTCGGTGACACGCCTGTCATCTCGCTGGGCGCCGACGCCGAATACGCGATCTATCAGCCGGGCGCTAGCGTTGCGGCTGAGCGTGCGGCCGATTGGTGGCATACCGCGACTGAAGTTGGCTCAACCAGCAGCGGAACGGCCGGCCTCGAGCTGCGTGCGACCTATACGGTTGATCCAGTATCTACGGCCTCGAGCTACATTTTCAGCGGCGACACCATCACCGTTCCCTCTGGCGCTGGCGCGTTCCCGGACGGCTGGGACGCCGGCATGATCGTGCGCATCGAGCAGTACCTGACGTATACGGTTGGTTCCGACGGAGGTTCTCTCGAGGGCAACCTGACCCAGCTCGAGCCGTTCGCTGGGATGGTTATCGAGTTGGCTGGTGATATCGCTGGCACATTCGTGGTTGCCTCTGTAACCACGGCAGGGCCCTCCGACCCTACGCCTGTTTCGATCGCCCTGAACTACGAGAACGGCAGCCCCGTGGTCGGCCTGTCGCCGGGCTCTGCACGCCTGGCAGTAGGCTACGACGGCATGCGCTACCGCCTGACCGCGGGCAGCACAACCGCCATCAGCGTCGATCGGCTCACTGATACCGGGTCTACAGACACGTCATGGAGTGGATTCACTCCGGTGACCATGAGCGATGCAGAGCTGACGCTCGACGCCAGCACGCAGGAGGGCGACTGGGCCGGCCCGGTTGCCGTATGCCCGGCAGGCGAGACTACGGATGAGCTTGAGTTCGACTTCATGTTCCCGGGCGGCCTGATCCACATCGGATCGAAGGGGCAGTTGATTGACCGGTCTGTAACGGTAGAAATGCAGTACCGCGACATGGCCACGGCTGGCGCATGGACTTCCGTGAAGAAGACCTACACCGCCAAGACATTGGATCAGCTCGGCTATACCGAGAAAATATCGATTGGCTCTGCTATCAGGCCGGAGGCGCGCGTTCGGCGGATCGGTGCGAAATCGACAAACCCGAACATCCAAGACACAGTTCAGTGGTACGGCCTGCGGTCAAAGCTGCAGCCGCCAACCAGCTATGAGGACGTCACGACGCTGGCCATCCGCGTGCGCGGCGGTCATCGCCTGGCCTCGCAGTCGGAGCAGCTGGTGTCGGTCGTGGCCACCCGCGTTCTGCCGGTACGCAACGGTGGAGCGTGGGATGTCGAAACGCCAACTCGCGACATCGCGCCGTGGTTCGCCTACGTCGCGCATTCGATCGGCTACACGGACGACGATATCGATTTCGAGGAGCTGGACCGCCTCGATGCAATCTGGCGCGCGCGTGGGGACACGTTCGACGCTGCGATTGATAGCTCTGGCACGGTGAAGGAGTGGCTCAACGACTCGCTGATGGCTGGCTTCGCCGAGCTAACAGTCGACCGCGGACTGATCCGCCCCGTGCGCGATGAGCCTCGCACGACGTTCGAGCACATGTACACGCCGCAGAACATGACCGAGCAGCTGACGCGCCAGTTCGCGGCGTTCCAACCGGACGATTTCGACGGTGTAGACGTGGAGTACACGGACGGCATCACATGGCAGAAAGAGACTGTGGAGTGCCGGCTGCCTGGAGACCTTGGCCGGCGCGTCGAGAAGATCAAGGTCGAGGGGGTGACTGATCGCACTCGCGCCTGGCGCATCGGCATGCGGCGCAGGATGGAGCAGCTCTATCGCCGCTGGTCCTATGGCTGGTCGACAGAACTTGACGCGCTCAACTCGCGGTACCTGTCGTACTGCGCTGCGGCAGATGACGTGCCAGGCTATGGCCAGAGCGCGCTGCTGCTTGATTTCGTCTCTGGCAGCGGGATGACCATGTTGGAATCGTCCGAGCCGCTGACATGGGGCGACGGCGAGCACGTCGTGGCCATCAGGCGGCCGGATGGCACGCTATCAGGGCCTTACACAGCAACGCGAGTCGATGACTACCGGATGACCGTGCCTGCGCTTGATTTTGAGCCAGACACCAGCTGGAGCATCGAGCCTCCGCACCTGCTGTTCGGCCCGCTGAATCGCTGGAGCTATCCGGTGCTTATCACCTCTATCAGCCCGAGCGGCGATAGCGGAGCCTCAGTGCAGGCTGTCAACTACGACGCCCGAGTCTACCAGTACGACGATTCACAACCCGCCTAACCACTAGCCAACACCACATACCGGACACGGCCCGCAAGGACGCCGTGCGCTTTCGTTCGCCTGGAGTAAACGCATGACTTTCAACACCGGAAACCCTGTTGGCTCGACCGACGCGCGGGATCTGTACGACAACGCGCAGAATTTCGACAAGCT